GCTTCCGGCCCCCGACTTACTGACTCCGCTGAACGGGATTATTTCACCCTCAGAGAGCGAATCGTCACAGTGACGAAACAGGTCGGCTATCTGCAGGACTACATCAAAGAGCAGTGCCTGAAATAAAAAGGTCCCTTCCGAACCGAAATCCAACAGTTAGGAAGGGAGGCTAAAAGAGCCATCATTACAAGGAGAATTTAAATGTAATTCATGAGTTCACGAAAAGAAGAAGGTATTAAAATTTTTATGCAGGCCCGTTAATTTCGCCATCCATCTTATGGTCCTGTATACAAATAGGCCCTCATCCCTGAGGTTCTGACACAGTCTCTCCTCTGGACTTTAAGCATAGAAAACTCTCACAGCCTCGCATCCGCGGGGCTTATTACTAACTGAGGAAACCACATGTCCGTTCGCGCCAAATTCCGCTGCCACTTTATTCAGAAAGCAGATGATGATTCACACCGTACAGTCCACATGAGCCCTGTAACCGCAGATACCCCTGAGAACAAAGCGTGGTCAAAGTACACGCCTGGCGGCCTGTTGCAGATGCATATCTCTAACCCGGCAGCATTCGAACAATTCGAGCAGGGAAAAGAATACTTCATTGATATCCAGCCGGCACAGTAGCCATTACAAAGCTCATCTTCGGGTGGGCTTGATAATGGGTAATTACTTAACATCAAATAGTGGTTGACATAAATCGTTGATTTGCAATGGTTATTTTATTGGGGGTATAATTCACTCTCTTAGATAAGAGGGGGTTGTATGCTGACAATAATTTTGTTTGGTGCTGGCTGGAAAGGCGATGTTTGGGCTCTCGAGAGCTACAGTCCCGTTATTAAGGCTCCTGATCAGACATTTCGGCTTCTGAAAAGCTCTGGGGGTACCCCGATCTTCGAGGATGCTGAGTTTGATGTTTTCGAATATCAGCTGGGCGATGAAATTTATCTGGTTGGCTGTCATGGGAATAAGCCTAGCGACGATGTGATTAAGTCCCACATCCAGCATGGCGACCCTAAGCCGAAACCATACAAAACACTGTAACCGCCTCCGGGCGGTTTTTATTGCCATCATCATGGGCAGACTCACCGTAATGGCTATAGAGGATAAAGATTAAATATCCCCTACAGAGGATAGGCATTTCATTAATGCCTGTGATAATTTCAAGCCGTGGAAATAAACGGAGTAATTCTTATGAGAAAGCTTATCGTTTTTTTTAATGGCAATGCTCCTTATGTTGTCGAGGTAGGAGAGCACCTTGATTCGCTTCGTCTTAAGTATCCGGATCACACTGAAGCAGACCTCCCCATTCAGTCCCACATATATCCTGGAAGAGACATAATGGAAGAATGCTTTTTTGTTTCGGATCGCGAGGTAAATGGTAGGGACGTTCATCAAGCGATAGAAGACCTTCTCTAACTATGCAGTAATCAGGTGCGCAAGATGTCTGTTAAAGCCGATACGTAAGAAGCGTGACTCTATTTTAAGCGGGTCTGTGGTGTAGACGGATTCGCCCAGGGATTCGAACCCCTTCCTAATTATCACCTACAAGCCACTGGCATCTGCTGGTGGTTTTTTTATTGGAGCGACAACCATGCCCGCAGCTATTCCCAGAGCATGCCGTAAGCGAGGTTGCTCTGGCACAACTACGGATCGTTCAGGATACTGCGAGGCGCACCGTAACGAAGGATGGCAACAGCACCAGCGTGGACTGAGCCGCCACCAGCGCGGCTATGGCAGCAAGTGGGACATCATCCGCGCCCGCATCCTAACGCGTGATCGACATCTATGTCAGGAGTGCCTGAGGAATGGAAAGCCCGTTCCGGCATCGACAGTGGACCATATCAAACCCAAAGCTCACGGCGGCACAGACGACGACAGCAATCTCGAATCGCTGTGCTGGCCATGCCATAAGCGCAAGACCGCAACGGAGAGAACCCGATGAGCTATACACGCTGCACCTACTGCGGCTCGACGCTGCACACCGTAGCGAACTGCCCAAAGACATGGGGAGGCTCAGCCCGCCGTGCGAACCTGCGCTGCGGTTACTGCGGTCAGTCAGGACATAACTCCAGCGCCTGTCCGCACAATGCCAGCAGCGCGCGGCGCCGCAACCTCAGTGATGACTTCCATCTCGACTGATGGAAAAAGAAATGATTTCAAATGCAATCATTTTAACGTGAATGATATCGATTCTCATCAACGGGGAGGGCGGGATCAAAGTTCAGGACCATGCCTGCTAAGGACCGCCGCCTCAGTCAGATTTTTACACCCGCGAAATATAAAATTTAACTGGAGCGTCTATGGCTGGAGCGACGGGCCGATCCGGACGCCGCGCCAAGCCGACTGCCCGGAAGTTGCTGGCAGGCAATCCGGGTAAGCGCGCCCTCAATAAAGAAGAACCCTCCTTCACACCCATAACCGGCGTTGACCCGCCCGAGTGGCTCAGCGAATCCGCTGCGACAATGTGGAGAATGGTCTCTAATGAGCTGTGCGCGCAGGAGGTTTTGTGCGCCACGGATTTACACAACCTCGAAATGTTTTGTGTGGCCTATGCCAACGCCCGCGCTGCGCAGGTGGACGTTGCTAAAAACGGAATCACCGTAACCGGCGCTATGGGCGGTGTGATCAAAAACCCGGCGCTGACCGTGCTGAATGAAGCAATGCGGCAGATGGCCTCCTTCGGAGGCATGCTCGGGCTGGACCCCAGCAGCAGGCAGCGTCTGATTGGTGGGAACAAAAAACAGTCGGACAACCCCTTTAAAAACCTATGACGCGCAAAGCCTACCCTAACGTGAACGCCGCAAATCAGTATGCCCGTGACATCGTCCGGGGGAAAACTGTGGCGTGCCGCTACGTCATCGATGCGTGCCAGCGGCACCTTGATGATCTGGCGAAAGAGAAAACGAAAAAGTTTCTTTACCGGTTCGATAAAGATCTGGCGGAAAAGGCGGCAAAGTTTATCCAGCTTCTGCCGCATACGAAAGGCGAGTGGGCCTTCAAACGCATGCCCATCACCCTTGAGCCCTGGCAGCTGTTTATCGTCTGCTCGGCGTTCGGCTGGGTACGCAAGGGCTCGAAGCTGCGGCGTTTCCGCGAGGTTTATACCGAGATCCCGCGTAAGAATGGTAAGTCGGCGATCTCTGCCGGTGTGGCATTGTTCTGCTTCACCTGTGACGACGAGTTTGGCGCGGAGGTTTACTCCGGTGCCACGACGGAAAAGCAGGCGTGGGAAGTGTTCCGCCCGGCGCGCCTGATGTGTAAACGCACCCCGGCGCTTTGTGACGCGTTTGGCGTGGAGGTTAATGCCTCCAACATGAACCGGCCGGAAGATGGTGCCCGTCTTGAGCCGCTGATCGGCAACCCTGGCGATGGTGCTTCTCCGAGCTGCGCCATTGTGGACGAATATCACGAACACGATACCGACGCGCTCTACACCACCATGCTGACAGGTATGGGCGCCCGGCGTCAGCCGCTGATGTGGGCCATCACCACCGCGGGCTACAACATTGAGGGGCCGTGCTACGACAAGCGCCGGGAAGTTATTGAAATGCTGAACGGCACGGTACCTAACGATGAGCTGTTCGGTGTGATTTACACCGTTGATGAGGGTGACGACTGGACCGATCCGGCGGTGCTGCGCAAGGCGAATCCCAATATGGGTATTTCTGTCTACAGCGATTTCCTGCTGAGCCAGCAGAAGCGGGCCATGAACAATGCCCGCCAGGCCAACGTTTTCAAAACCAAGCATCTGAACATCTGGGTATCAGCCAGGGCGGCTTACTTCAACCTCGTCAGCTGGCGCAACTGCGAGGATGAAACGCTGACGATCGAGCAGTTCGAGGGTCAGCCTTGCTACCTTTCGTTCGACCTGGCGCGAAAGCTCGATATGAACAGCATGGTGCGCATCTTCAGCCGTGATATTGATGGCAGGCGGCACTATTACTGCATAGCGCCTAAGTTCTGGGTGCCTTATGACACGGTATACAGCACGGACACCGATCATCAGCGTACTGCTGAACGCTTCCAGAAGTGGGTGAACTCCGGCCACCTGGAGGTAACCGAAGGTGCAGAGATCGACTACCGCGTCATCCTGGAGGAAGCGAAGGCGGTCAACCGGCAGAACCCGGTAGAGGAATCGGCCATCGATCCCCACGGCGCCACGAACCTGTCCCACCATCTGGCCGATGAGGGGCTCAGCCCGATAACCATCGTCCAGAACTACACCAATATGTCGGATCCGATGAAAGAGCTTGAGGCGGCGATAGAGGCCGGACGCTTCCACCATGACGGCCATCCCATACTGACATGGTGTATCTCTAACGTGGTGGGCAAGCACCTCCCTGGTAACGATGACGTTGTGCGGCCCATTAAGGAGCACAGCGAGAACAAAATCGACGGGGCCACTGCCCTGATCATGGATATAGGCCGGGCCATGCTGCCGGAGACCCGGCAGGATCTTAACGGCTTCTTTGAAAATCCCATCATGGTAGGTTTCTGATGAAGAAAAATAAGCAGCCTGGCAAGGTAAAAAGCGCCTTGCTCAACTGGCTGGGCGTGCCCATCAGCCTGACTACCGGAACGTTCTGGCAGGAGTGGTACGGCACGAGCAGCAGCGGCAAGGTGGTGACTGCAGATCGGGCTATTCAGCTTTCTGCGGTCTGGGCCTGTGTCCGGCTTCTGAGCGAGTCGGTATCCACGCTACCGGTTAAGATTTATACCCGCCAGGCTGATGGCTCGCGCAAGCTGGCGCAGAATCATCCGGTTTACCAGGTGCTTTGTCGCCGTCCGAATCTGGAAATGACGCCGTCGCGCTTTATGCTCATGGTGGTGGCCAGCATCTGCCTGCGCGGTAATGCCTTTGTTGAGAAGCTGTTTATCGGCAATAAGCTGGTGTCGCTGGTGCCACTGCTGCCCCAGAATATGGTGGTGAAGCGGCTGGATACCGGGCGGCTGGAATACACCTACACCGAGGACGGCAAGAAACGCGTTATCTCCGAAAAGAACCTGATGCACATCCGGGGATTTGGCCTTGATGGTGTCTGCGGCATGATGCCAATGATGACGGGTCGTGACGTGATCGGCGCGGCGATGGCCGTCGAAGAGTCAGCTGCAAAGATTTTCGAAAATGGCCTGCAAAGCTCGGGCTTTCTTTCAGCTGACCAGGCGCTTGATAAGGATCAAAGAGAGCGACTTCGGGGCTATATGCAGGCTTTTACCGGGTCTAAAAACGCCGGAAAAATTATGGTTCTTGAGGGCGGGCTGAAATATCAGAACGTCACCATGAACCCGGAAGCGGCGCAGATGCTGGAAAGTCGTTCATTCAGCATTGAGGAAATCTGCCGCTGGTTCCGCGTGCCGCCGTTTATGGTCGGCCACACCTCGAAGCAGAGCAGCTGGGCGTCGAGCCTGGAGGGGATGAACCTCCAGTTCCTGACCCACACGCTGCGCCCGCTGCTGGTGAATATCGAGCAGGAGATCTCCCGCTGTCTGCTGAATGGCGAAGAGGACCTCTTTGCTGAGTTCTCAGTTGAGGGCCTGCTGCGCGCCGACAGCGCTGGCCGGGCTGCTTACTACACCAGTGCGCTGCAGAACGGCTGGATGTCCCGCAACGACGTACGCCGCCTGGAAAACATGCCACCGATTGAGGGCGGCGATCTTTATACGGTGCAGCTCAACCTGACGCCGCTTGAAGACCTGAAACAAAACAGTCAGGCAGCACAGGCTTTCGCGCTGCGACAGGTTCATAACCACGTATTCCCCGACATCCCCTTCGAACAGTCCCCGCTGAAACAGGCGGCTTAGGAGCATCCATGACAATTAAAAGCCTTCCGGCGGCGCCGGAGGGGCGACCTTTTGCGCGCGAAAAACCTGACCTGCCGGCAGCGGCAATGGAGCGCTGGAACGGCGGCATCCGCGCCGCCCGTGACGGTGACAACAGCATTTCTATCTTCGACGTGATCGGCGCGGACTACTGGGGCGACGGGGTGACGGCCAGCCGCATTGCCGGGGCGCTTCGCTCCCTTAATGGCGCTGACGTAACGGTCAACATCAACAGCCCCGGCGGCGACATGTTCGAGGGCCTTGCGATTTATAACCTGCTGCGCGAGTACGAAGGCAGGGTCACTGTGAAGGTGCTGGGTCTGGCAGCGTCGGCGGCGTCGGTCATCGCGATGGCCGGTGACGACGTGCAGATTGGGCGCGGTGCATTCCTGATGATCCACAACTGCTGGGTTTACGCGATGGGCAACCGTCACGACCTGGCGCAGATCGCCGCTGACATGGAGCCGTTTGATAACGCGATGAGCGATATCTATCAGGCGCGCAGCGGTCTTGATGCCGACACTATCGGAAAGATGATGGATGGCGAAACCTATATCGGCGGCAGTGACGCGGTAGCGAAGGGCTTTGCTGACAGCCTTCTTTCCGCTGATGAAATTGCCGACGACGACGACAGTCCGGCGGCGGCGCTGCGCAAGCTTGACGCGCTGCTGGCCAAAACCGATACGCCGCGCTCAGAGCGTCGAAAACTTCTTAAAGCTTTATCCGGCAGCAAGCCAGGCGCTGCTGCCATCCCTGAAGGTACGCCGGGCGCTACCGAAGAAATCAACCCTGACAATATCAAACAACTTGAAGACGCCCTGGCGGCGTTCGGCCAATAAGGAAAGACCATGTCTGAAGTTAACGAATTACTGAAAAAAGTCTCCTCGAAGCTGGAAGAAGTTTCCAGCACGTTCAGCCAGAAAGCCGAGGATGCGCTGAAGGAGGCTAAAAACTCTGGACAGCTTTCAGCGCAGACCAAAGAGGCGGTAGATAAAATTGCCACTGAGCACAATGCGCTGAACGATGCGCTGAAGTTGCTGAAATCTTCGGTGGGTGAAATTGAGCAGCAGGTAGCTCAGATGCCACTGGCCAGCGCTGCAAAAATTATCGAGACCGTCGGCCAGACCGTTATCAGCAGCGAAGCGCTAAAAGCTTTCGCGGCAAGCGTTGAAGGCGGCAAGCGCGTCAGCGTTCCGGTTAATGCTGCGTTGATCTCCACTGACGTGGCACCCGGCGTGGTCGAGCCGCAGCGCCTGCCGGGTATTGATACCGCGCCGAAGCAGCGCCTCTTCATCCGGGATCTGATTGCTCCGGGCCGCACCTCGGCGCCAGCCATCTTCTGGGTGCAGCAGACCGGATTCACCAATGCGGCGAAAGTTGTGCCGGAAGGTACCGCCAAACCGTACAGTGATATTCAGTTCGCCACGCAGATCACTCCGGTGACCACCATCGCGCACATGTTCAAGGCGTCCAAACAGATCCTGGATGATTTTGCACAGCTGCAGTCCACTATCGACGCTGAAATGCGTTACGGCCTGAAATATGTCGAAGAGCAGGAGATTCTCTTCGGCGATGGTACCGGCGCGCACCTGAAAGGCATCGTCCCGCAGGCGTCTGCGTATGACGCTGCCTTTACCGTTGAGCAGCAGAACGGCATCGATGATCTGCGCCTCGCAATGCTGCAGGCGCAACTGGCGCGCTTCCCGGCTTCCGGCCACGTCCTGCACTTCATCGACTGGGCGAAGATTGAACTCACCAAGGACACGCTGGGCCGCTATATCCTGGCGAACCCGGCGGCCCTGACCGGTCCGACCCTGTGGGGCCTGCCGGTGGTTGCGACCGAAGCCGCAGCATTCCAGGGCAAGTTCCTGACCGGTGCATTCAACGCCGCGGCCCAGCTGTTCGACCGTGAAGATGCCAACGTGGTGATCTCCACTGAGAACGCCGACGACTTCGAGAAAAACATGATCTCGATTCGTTGCGAAGAGCGCCTGGCGCTGGCGGTGAAACGGCCGGAAGCATTCATCTACGGAGCCTTCACTGCGCCTGCTGCAGGTGGCGGTGCGTAATCCTTAACGGCGGCCTGCGGGCCGCTTTTCTTTTTTCCTTTAAGGAGACAGCCATGAAGCTGATCGCTATCAAGCCTATCTACTTTGAAGGCAGTGTGCTTACTGAAGGCACCGAGTTTGAGACGCTCGAGCAACACGGCCGCGACCTTCTGGCCAGCGGTTACGCTCAGGAGCCTGGCGAGAAAAAGCCGAATCCTGATAAAGACCAAAAGCCGAAAGGGAATGGCAAGGCCAAATAAGGAGTGAGCATGCTGACTAAAGAGCAGGTGAAGCATCACTGCAATATCGAACAGGATTTCACGGAAGACGACACCTGGATCGATACGGGCATAAAAGCCGCGGAGCGCTATGTTGAAAAATGGACCCGCCGTCGGCTTTATGAAAAGGCTGATGATCCGCTTTATATGGCCGATCCAGACGCGCTGCTTTATGGCGAGGATATCGAAATGGCTATGTTGATGCTGATTGCCCACTGGTACACCAACCGTGAAACGGTCAGCACCGGCAGTACGACATCTGCGCTGGCTTTCTCTACTGAAGCACTCCTTCAACCCTACCGGATTTATGGCCTATGAAAGCGGGACGTCTGCGGCACAGGGTAACCCTTCAGAAACCGGCAACCGGGCGATTACCGTCCGGACAGCCTGCAACCGGCTGGGTGGATGTTGCTTCGGTTCGGGCAGAAGTCGCGGATGTATCGGGCCGGGAGATGATGGACGGCGGCGCAGAGTTGAGCAGCACCACAACCCGAATCTGGATGCGTCGTTATCCCGGCATTCCCATAACCACGGGATGGCGAGCCGTTCATCTTCCGCCTACCGGAGGCGGTGAGATATATGACATCAAGTCGGCTATCTCAGCAGAGAACGGCACCAGGCTCGAATTGCTTTGCGAGAAGGGGGTGAAACAGTGATTTCAACGAGTCTTGATTTCTCCGGCTTGTCAGATATCGCGAAGGATCTGGAGACGCTCAGCAGGGCTGAAAATAATAAGGTCCTGCGCGATGCCACGCGTGCTGGTGCAGAAGTTCTACGACAGGAGGTAGAAGATCGTGCGCCCGTCCTCACCGGTAAGCTGAAAAAAAACGTGGTAGTGGTAACCCAGAAGGGTCGCCGGCGCGGCGAAATCGCTTCCGGCGTGCATATCCGGGGCGTTAACCCTGACACCGGCAACAGCGACAACAAAATGAAGGCCAGCAATCCGCGCAACGCTTTTTACTGGCGCTTCGTTGAACTCGGTACATCGAATATGCCTGCGCACCCCTTCGTTCGCCCGGCATTCGATACCCGGCAGGAAGAAGCTACGCAGGCAGCGCTTGCCCGCATGAATCAGGCCATTGATGAGGTGCTGGCGAAATGACAGAGGCTGACATCTATCAGCGGCTCAGTGCGCTGGCAGGCGGAAACGTTTTTCCGTACGTTGCGCCGCAGGGTACCACGGCACCGTGGGTGATTTATCAGCTCCCGGGCTCAGTCAGCGAGGATGTTTTCTGCGGCCCGGCAGAAACGGCAAGCACGGTTCAGGTTGATGCCTGGGCCTCGTCGATTGATGACGCCAGGGCGCTGCGTGTTCAGGTTAAATCTGCTCTGGCCGATCTGCATCCTGTCGGACTGAACGAGATTAACGGCTACGAGCCGGACACCGGACTTTACCGGGCCACGCTTGAAGTTCAGATCTGGCAATAAAGCCACCCTTCATATTAACTCTGCCGCCTGCGGGCGGCTTTTTTATATCCGGAGATCATTATGTCCTCGTATTATGAAAAATCGCAGCTGACGAAAATCCTTATTTCGTCACTGCCAACGACCAGAGATGCAATGGAAACCGCTGTCTATCTCGATCTGAGCTGCACTCTCAAAGAAGCACAGTTCACCGGCGGGCAAAAACAGGATATTGATGTCACCACGCTATGCTCCACTGAGCAGGAGAACGTCAATGGCCTCCCGGCCCCTTCGGAGATATCACTGTCAGGTAACTTTTACCGTAATGCTGCACAGGATGCGTTGCGTGATGCGTATGACAACGACACGGTTTATGGCTTCCAGATCATCTTCCCGTCTGGCAATGGCTTTAAGTTCCTTGCCGAAGTTCGTCAGCACACCTGGTCTTCCGGTACTAACGGCGTGGTGGCGGCAACGTTCTCCCTGCGTCTGAAAGGGAAACCGGTACCGATTGACCCGGCCCTTAAACTGACCACTGATTTGCCCGCCGCACAATCTGTAGCGGTTGGGGCACCGATCAGTATGGCGGTTGCCGCCGCTGGCGGTAAACTTCCCTACAGCTATGCCTGGAAGAAAGGTGGTGTCACCATCAGTGGGCAAACATCTGACACATTCAATAAATCCAGCGCTGTTTCGGGTGATGCGGGAGATTACACCTGCGTGGTCACTGATTCTTCTGCCCCGATTAAGACAATTACATCATCAACTTGTACGCTTACCGTCAATTAATGGAGGTGCCGGGTTAGCCCGGCATGCATAACAGATGTTGCAAAATCTGAAAAAATTAGCCATGGCGAAGATGTCAGGCTTTCGTCATAAGACGGTGGCGGTTCCTGAGTGGGAAGGCGTCGAAGTTGTTCTTCGTGAGCCGTCTGGCGAAGCCTGGCTGCGCTGGCAGGAAGTGGTGAAAGTCGGTGCTGACGATGAAAATGTGTCGGTATCTGAAAAGGCGCACCGTAATCTTTGCGCTGACGTGGTTCTCTTTATTGACGTCCTGTGCGACACCGATAAGCAACCTGTATTCAGCGCCGATGAAGAAGAGCAGGTACGTGAAATTTACGGACCCGTTCATTCCCGTCTGCTGAAACAGGCGCTGGACCTCATTAATAACGCGGAAGAAGCGCGGGAAAAGTCGCAACCCCCGGCGTAAAGTTCCTGATGTCGCTTGCGCTCCGCATGGGGCGCACGCTTTCAGAGCTTCGGCAGAACATGACGGCGAGCGAGCTTCTGATGTGGATTGAGTTCGACAGGCAAAGTCCCGTTGGCGATATTCGCGGTGACATTCAGGCCGCCCAGATAGTCTCTGCCGTTTATGGTTCTCAGGGGGTCAAAGTGCCGCTGGAAGATGCAATCCTGCGCTGGGGTGATGAAAAACTATCAGCACCTGAAGACCCGTTTGCCGGGCTTGAGGCTGCACTTACTGCCGCGACGCAGTGACAAATCAATCATAAAAGAATAGGATCGATTTTTTATGTAATTTGGTAAATTAAATGAAAAAGTTAGCCCTATTTATATTATTTTCTGGTTTTAGTTGTATATCAAACGCGACTCAAACATTGACCCCATTAGAACCAAGCGAGCTAGAGAGTTATACATCTACGGTTTGCTCTGACCATGCTAACCCTGCTCTTTGTAGTAAAGCGTTTTATAAATTCATGGGATACATAAAAACAAACGATGATTATTTCTATTTCTGTCAGAAACAAAAAGAAATGGGCATGACGGTTAATAAAGAGTCCTGCAATAAGTCGCAAGCACTGAGAGATTTTTTAGACAACCCGGAACGTTAATATAAAACCAAAAAGCCTGCTCAGCAGGTTTTTTTTCGCCTGGAGAAAATTGATGGCAACATTACGTGAGTTAATAATCAAAATTTCCGCTAACTCGCAATCATTCCAGACGGAAATTTCCCGCGCTTCACGTATGGGGCAAGACTATTACCGTACCATGCAAAATGGCGGTCGGCAGGCCGCAGCAGCATCGCGTGAAAGCGAAAGAGCATTATCCGATCTTACTGATGGTTTTGCATCGGCAGGAAGGGCTGCTGCCGCCGCCACTGCAGCTTTTGCGACTGGCAAACTTGTGCAGATTGCAGATGAGTGGAATTCTGTAAATGCGCGCCTTAAGCAGGCATCTTCTTCTGCTGATGATTTTGCAGTCTCTCAGCGCCAGTTAATGGAAATCAGCCAGCGAACCGGAACGGCATTTTCCGATAACGCAAACCTTTTTTCACGCGCAGCAGCTTCCATGCGCGAATACGGGTATAGCTCTGATGAAGTCCTGAAAATTACCGAGGCTGTTTCAACCGGCCTCAAACTTTCAGGAGCAAACACCCAGGAAGCAAGTTCTGTTATCACACAATTCAGCCAGGCGCTGGCGCAGGGAGTTCTTCGCGGTGAAGAATTCAACGCCGTTAACGAAGCAGGTGATCGTGTCATCCGTGCACTTGCCGCCGGAATGGGCGTGGCCCGCAAAGACCTGAAGAGCATGGCTGACCAGGGGCAACTTACGATTGATAAGGTTGTTCCTGCATTAATGAGCCAGTTGGGCTCATTACAGGGTGAGTTTGCCAGCATGCCGCAAACAGTTTCCGGATCCCTGCAAAAAGTCACCAACTCGTTCATGGCATGGGTTGGAGGTGTCAACCAGGCTACTGGTGCTACCGATGCGCTATCTGGTGGCCTGGACGGAGTTGCCCGGACGCTTGATTCATTTACCTCATCGGCAGTAAGTGGCGCACTGAGTGACGTTGCCGACAATATGTCTACGATAACAACAGTTGCTGGAGCGCTTGTTGGCGTTGGGCTGGCAAGATATCTCAGTGGAGTGGCAACTAGCGCCACGAGCGCAACCGGCGCGCTAATTTCTGCGGCTAAGTCAGAGGTTGCTCTTGCAGTTGCACAGGATAAGGCTGCACAGTCTGCCGTTGCAGCCTCAAGGGCAGAAGTTTATAGGGCTCAGCAAGCTGTACAGAGATCGCGTGGCGCAGATGTTCAGGCTGCTCAGCAAGAGAAGGTTGCTGCGGCAGAAGCAAAAGTCACTGCAGCCCAGGCCAGGCTGACGACCGCTTTAACCAGCGGTTCTGCCACAGAGAAAGTCAGAGCCAGAACAGCGCTTGAGCGTGCGCAGGCAGGGCTCGTGGCAGCTAAAAACGCCGATGCGCAGGCTATCGCTGAAAGACGCCTGGCTTCTGCTGAGGCCGCCAGAGACCGGAACCTTGCAAACCGTGTAACTACCCAAAGCAATCTCAATAGTGTCACATCTGTTGGCACTCGCCTGATGAGCGGCGCACTTGGTCTCATCGGCGGAGTTCCAGGCTTGGTGATGTTAGGTGCTGGTGCCTGGTATGCGATGTATCAAAACCAGGAGCAGGCCCGTCGCTCTGCCCAGGAGTACGCCAGTCAAATCGACGAAATACGAGAAAAAACTTCTCGCATGTCTTTGTCTGAAACAGACGACAACAGGGGAAGAACTGTTGGTGCTCTGGTAGAGCAAAATCGCCTGGTTGGTGAGCAAGCCAAAAAGGTTGGTGAGCTGAAAATTCAAATCGACGGTTTAAATGCATCTCGCGGAAAGCCCGGCATAACCAGCGAAAACGATGTAAATATCCTGAGAGCCATAGCGATAGTTACGGATCAGCTTGCCGTTGAAGAGGGAAAGTTAAATGACATGCGAGATAAGTCTCGCGGCATTCAGCAGACTCTCGAAGAAATAGAGCGCCGCCGTAACGATTTAATACGCGAACAAGCCTGGCGACAGAATGCAGTCTACCAGTCGATGATCATGATGAATGGTCAGCATACTGAATTTAATAAACTTCTGGGACTGGGTAATCAACTCCTAATGGCCCGTCAGGGGTTGGCTAACGTTCCACTCAGACTTCCTCAGGCCGATCTCGACAAAAAGCAAACCGATGCCCTTGAAAAGAGCCGCCGGGATCTGGAGTTGTCACGCTTTAAAGGTGAGGCCAAAGAACGTTTACGGCTGAGTTATGCGGCTGACGATCTGGGATTAACCAGCGACCCTCAATTCCAGACAGGCCGTCAGGAGTTGATTAATAACGGTCTTGCGGAATGGCGAAATAATGAGGCCAATAAACCTAAGGCGAAAGGGGGTAAAACCGAAGGTGAGAAAACAGAGGATGTGTATAAACGCCTCATCACCCAGCAGCAGGAGCAGATCGCGCTTTCCGGTCAAAACACCGAACTCGCCAAAACCAAATATCAGGTAACCCAGGGTGAACTGGTTGTTCTTTCTGAAGCTCAGAAGACAGAACTTCTTCGAAATTCTGCGGCGCTTGATCATCTTAACGCTGTAGAGCGGCTTAAATCCCTGAATAAGGAACTGCTGGAGCCAGAGGAGGCGCTGCTAAATACCACTCGTGAACGCATTAAACTGCTGCGAGAGGCTGCACCTGCGACTGAAGAATACCGCAAGACAATGGAGCGGATATCAAAAGCATCGGTTCAGGAAGCTCCGAAGTTCGGTGGTATTGATTCATCTGTCGGCGGTGCCAGCGGCGAACTTATTCGTGTGGCTGATGCGCAAAAAGAACTGGAAAAGTGGCATGAAACTCAGCTTGAGATGCAGAAAGAGTTGCTCGACCAGAAGGAGATTAATGAGCAAACCTACGCTGACCGTGTCGCTGAAATTAACAAGACAAATGCTTCGCAATTACAGGATATACAGGCTGGATACACATCTGCCAGCCTGGCGATGTTCTCAGACCTCGCTGGCCAGTCAGCGCAACTACTGCAGAGCATCGGGCAGGAGGGCAGTCTTGCCTATAAGACCCTGTTTATTGCCAGCAAGGCGGCGGCAATGGCGCAGGCCGTGATCAACACCGAACTGGCAGCAACCAAGGCTATGGCGGAAGGCGGCCTGATTATGGGGATCCCGGCGGCCACAGCAATCCGCGCCGTTGGTTACGCGTCAGTGGCTTTGATAGCCGGACAGTCGCTTGCCGGTATGGCTCATGATGGTATTGACCGGGTACCGGAAACAGGGACCTGGTTGCTGCAGAAAGGGGAGCGAGTGGTAACGGCCAGCACCTCTGCCAAGCTCGATGCGACCCTGGAGAGGGTGCAACAGGCCAGGCAGGCCTCGGCTGGTGGAACCGTTCATATCCAAAATTCATTCACCGGAAAACCAGATGACGCAACGCTGGAAGCTATCGACCAACGAAACCGTCAACTGGTGATATCGATCCGTAAGGAAATGGCGGCTCAGGTGGTAAAGCCAACTAATGAGTTTGGCAGGGCCTTAAACGGATTTTATGGCCGGACCAGGAAGGAGTGATCACGTGCCTGACATTTTTTATCCACACGATTACCTGCCGATGCCATTGCAGGATGGTTATGGCTTCAAGCCTGTCAGCCCGCTGCAGCGCACCGAAACGACATCCGGCCGGGCCCGACAGCGCCGAAAGTATACATCAACACCAACTATCGCCACCGTGAACTGGATTTTTACAAAGCATAATCAGGCCCAGCTGTTTGAGGCATGGTTCCGCGATGCACTTACGGATGGCGCCGCATGGTTTTTGATGAAGCTGCAAACACCACTGGGCTGCCAGCAAGCTTATAAATGCCGGTTCACCGACATATATGAGGGACCGACGCTGGTTTCACCAAAATACTGGCGCTACAGCGCGCAACTGGAGTTATGGGAACGTCCGTTGCTACCGCCGGGGTGGGGAAATTTCCCTGAACTTGTGGCTGGCAGCGATATTATCGATCTGGCGCTAAACAGGGAGTGGCCTGAAGCATGACCAGTTTAGTTCTGAACAGGCTTTATGCCAGCGGCGGTGAAGAGGTCATCATCGACACACTGCAGATCACTGTTGGCGGCCAGGATTACTGGCTTACCCGCGGCTGGGATGACATTACCGTCACGCTGGAGAATGGCGCGCAGGCAACATTCCTTGGCTCTGCCATTGATGTGGCGTTGCCGGCGAGAAATTCTGACGGCACCCAGGATCTGAAATTCGCCATCAGCAATATCGACGGCGTGGTTTCAACGGCGATCCGCAACGCGCTTGATAGTCTCAGCGATGCCAGCATGACTTTCCGCCGGTATGTCTCGACCGACCTTTCCGCACCCGCAACGCCGCCGTTTACCCTGGCAATTAAAGAGGGGTACTGGACGGCGACGGAGGTGCAGATCACCGCCGGCTATATGAACATCCTCGATACCGCCTGGCCGCGCTACCGTTACACACTGCCAAACTTCCCGGGCCTTCGTTACCTCCAGTAGGAAATCATTATGTTCAATCCTGATAAATACCGTTCTGTCGAGTGGCAGAAGGGCGGCCGAGTTTACCCTGAGCTGGACTGCTTTGGCATCGTCAATGAAATCAGACGGGACCTTGGCCTGGAGCCGTGGCCTGATTTCGCCGGGGTCACGAAGGATGATAACGGCCTTGATCGGGAGGCGCGCGGGCTGATGGCTGACTTGCAGCGTTGCGAACCCGAGCCGGGCGCGGGCATCGCCTGTTATTCCGGTTCAGTGGTGACGCACGTTGCCATCGTGGTCGAGATTGACGGCCAGTTGTGCGCCGCGGAATGCAATCCTCGCACTAACGTGACCTTCCTGCCGCTGGCGCGGTTTGCGCGCCGCTTTGTCCGCGTGGAGTATTATCAGTGACGATACGAATCTATCCCTCCCGGCTGCAGGGTGAACCGCTGGAAACACACCAACACGAAACCATGACCCTCAGCGCCTGGTTTGCGCAGAACGTTCAGGGTTGGACGCCGGATCAGCAGCATCCGGTCGCGGTTGAAATCGACGGCGTACCCGTTCCGCCAGCAGAGTGGCCGCTGTGCGTCATCAAACGTGAAACCGACGTCAGGATGTACCCTGTGCCATACGGTACCGGCGCAGAAATCGCGATTTGGGTTGCGGTCAGTGTAGCTGTCGCTTCTGCGGCGTACAGCGTCTACATGATGAGTACGATGTCTCAGCCTGGCGGCAGCGGTGCCCAGGCGGCGAGCGGCGATCAGATTGACCTGAACCCGGCCAAAGCAAACGCGGCGAAACTGGGTGATCCCATCCGGGAAATCTTCGGAAAATACCGGGTCTGGCCTGATTACGTGATGCAGCCGGTAAGCCGTTTCGTTAACGAGACCAGCATGGAAACAAGTATGTTCCTGTGCATATGCGTCGGCGACGTGGCTATCAACCAGTCTGATCTGAAGGTGGGGAATACGCCATTTTCTTCATTTGGCACTGACATTAGTTACAAAATCTATCCACCTGGCGCTGACGTATCTGGCGATACCCGTACCGAAAACTGGTTCAACTCACCTGAGGTGGGGAACACAGGTTCCGGTACCGCCGGGCTGGATCTGGGTTCAAGCGGCCCGGAAACAGTGAGCATCATCGCGAATGCGCTGATCGTGTCGGGCAACACCATCACGCTGGTTGACGTTTCGGTATCCGGAGGGGATGAGGAAATCCCGCCGTCCTGGACAGTCGGGACGGTGATCACCGTGCTGGCTCCCAATTCTTATACGGTCGTATCGTCCGGCGGTTACAGCGTGATTTATGGCGGGGTAGAGGAGCTGGCACCGGCTGTCGGCCTGCCGGTGACGTTGAACTATAACGGCAACGACTATGATCTGGTGATCGCCAGCTATGCCCCGGGCGTTCCGGCGGTGCCGGGGGTAGGTGGCAGTGCCGCAACCATAACTGCCAGCGCCGCGCCGACGACTTACGATTTCAGTACCGCGCCGGTGACGTTCAGCATCAGCTGGCAGGGCACGACATTCCCGGTCTCGCTGGTTACCAACTACGTCACCATGTCGGGTCTGGTGTCCTCGATCACTTCGCAGCTCTCAGGCTCCGGCCTGGTCGCCCGCGATAAAAGTGGGCGTCTTGAAATTGGAGAGTCCAGCAGCCCCTTTGCTGGCGGGTCCATCACCAACAGTCCGCTACCAGCTGCTGCGTTTGGTGATGCGCCAGTCAATACGGCGGGCGTGAAATCAACGGGCGGTACGGCGGAAGTCAGGGCGCACATTACTCTGGCCTACAACAGCGCCGCCGGAGCTCCGTTTACCGGACTACCGGAGGGTATTCAGCGCTTCTCGCTGGGGCTGGCTGGCAATCAGTTCAGGATCACCGATGTTGACAGCCAGACTGTCACGGTCGAACGGGTAACGGTCACCACAGGCCCGGCAGGTGAGACGATCACTACGCCAGACCCGCCCTGGCCCGGCTTCACAGAGCGCACGCTGCTGGATGCCACCGTGACGGGTGTCAGCGATGACTATGAGTGGGTCGGACCTTTCCTGGCCTGCCCGGATGGCGAGATGCTTGACGCATTCGAGGTGAACATCAACTTCCAGAGCGGCCTGGTGCGTTACACCGACAAGGGGAATAAGCGCTCCATGCCGGTACGCCTGGTTATCCAGTATCGCAAGGTTGGCACCACCACCTGGTCGCAGCAGTCACCGTTCTATTCCCGCAGCACTGAGAACCAGATCGGGTTTACGCTCCGCTACAACGTCTCTCCCGGACAGTATGAGATCCGCATGCGCCGCACCGAGCCGGTGAAAGGTGGCAGCACCAGAGATCAGGTGTTCTGGCAGGCGCTGCGCTCACGGCTGAGTAAGCGTCCCACGAAGTACGACGGCGTCACCACCATGGCCCTGACCGTACGTACAGGTAACCGCCTGGCGGCCATGTCCGATCGCCGGATAAGCGTCACGCCAACACGGCTTTACAGTGGCGGGAGGACGGCGCGGAGTATCAGCGGTGCGCTTTACCACGTCCTGGAGTCGCTGGGATTCACGGCCAGCCAGATTGACACGGCGGCGATTAACGCGCTGGAGCAGGCTTACTGGACGCCGCGCGGTGAGAAGTTTGACTGGGCCAGCGGTGAGAGTAAGTCAGCGCTCGAGGTGCTTCAGAAAATCACCAACGCTGGCATGGGATACTTCCTGTTGTCTGACGGGCTGGCCTCTGCTGGCAGGGAAGGGATTAAACCCTGGGTAGGCATGATCACCCCGCAGGAAACCACCGAGGAACTGCAGACCGCGTTTAAAGCCCCGTCGCAGGATGACTACGACGGCGTGGACGTGACCTATATCAACGGCACAACCTGGGCCGAGGAAACCGTGCAGTGTCGCCAGCCTGGCAACCCTACGCCGGTGAAAGTCGAGAGCTACACGCTGGATGGCGTTCTGGATGAGAACCGTGCTTACCGCATCGGCATGCGCCGGTTGCTGGGCTACCAGCTGCAGCGCCTGCAGCACACGACCTCAACCGAGATGGATGCGCTCTGCTACGAGTTCATGGATCGCATTGTAATGGCCGACGATATCCCTGGCGGTCAGCAGCTGAGCTGCCTGATTACCGATATGGCGTATGACAGCAGCAAAATCACCATGACACTCAGTGAGGCGCCTGACTGGTCGTTCCAGAACCCGCGCGTGATTATCCGCCATCAGGATGGCCGGGCATCTGCCATGGTTGTGCCGACGCGCATTGACGACTTCACTATCTCGGTGCCGTACAGCGCAGCGCTGGAGCCGGAACTGTGGGCGATGAACGATCCGTATATTGAGCCGCCGCGCCTGCTGTTCTGCTCCTCTGTCCGGGTCCCGTATGACGCACTGGTTGGGGAAATTACGCCGGGCAACGACGGGATCAGCCAGGTGACAGCCATTCAATACCACCCGGGCAAATATGCCTATGACGACGCCACGTACCCCGGCGACGTCGCTTAACAGCAATTCGTAATTATCTGACCCGCTTCGGCGGGTTTTTTTATGCCCGGAGCGAGCATGACTACCTATTTCACGAAAGAACCGCTGGGATCAACGAGTCCGTATGTTTTATTCGATAACGCCCAGAACTTTGACTGCGCGCTGAACGATATCACCCAGGCGATATGGCTGGACCGATTTGGCAGAGGAAGACAAACGTACTGGGGAATGGAGCTACGTTTTAATGAGTTTATTGCGGATTCTGGTTATAAGGTTGTCGGTGATTATATCAACGGCCCACTTATCATTACTGAGTATAACCAGCTAATCCGTTATCAGAATGAACTGTGGAAGTTAAATGCCGCAACCAGCATCCCTTTCACTACAAGCGGTAATGACTCAACGTCATGGGCAATCGATTCTTTACATTTAGTAAGTGTGGGAGATGCGGCAATAAGACAGCAAATCTCCGATCCTGATGGTGCCACTAAATACCCGGAACTTCAGATAGCGCGCTGGCGTGACGAGGGAAATGTTAAGGGGTGGGGGGTAAAGGGGGATGACTCTACCAACGATACGCAATCGTTCCTGAACGCAATTGCATATTGCAAAGATAATCGTAAAACACTGAACGTTCCCACCGGGAAGTATCGCACGTCCGGGAATCTTGAATTGCCTGATGATGTGAGCATTATTTGCGAGCCTGGCGTGGTGTTTCAAAATATTGATACAACAAACAAGACCTTCCCATGCTTTACGATTTCGGGCGGAGCAAAGCGGGCTGTTCTGGGTACCATTGACGGTTATAAAGAAGGGATCGTCGTCAAGCGCAACACCAAAAACATCCTGTTTAATGTCATCAGCAATTGTACCAGTGGTGTGGTTTTCAGAGCAGAACGCGTTGCCGGGAGTGACTTCAGTACGCTGGATAACATCATCACCGGGACGCAAATTGGCCGCTGTGAAAATGGAATTGTTTTCGAGCAAAATGCACAGGGCCTGGTTCAGCAAGGAAATGAGGTCAGAGGCAATTTTATCAGTGGCACAAAGCACTGTGTGGTGTGGGATGATCTTGGCACACATACTGCGTCGAGTAACTGGGACAGCAACTTCGTGGAACTGCAGGCAGCAGATCCTTACCATATTGCAGGGGCCAGCATCATCTATAACAAAACCGCCTATTCCGTGCAGGTGAATACTGTAAACGTTGTTAAGTGGTGCGGTGGCTGGACAGGTGCGGCAGAGATGTCTTTGCTGAGAGGCGGTAACTTCGATGCCTGCGCGTTTGACTTCTCTCTTGCGCAGTCCCTTACCCCTGATATGGTTTGTGAGCCATCGCAACGCGCATCCTTTGGAACCTGTCAGGTCCGCTCAACTCGCCACGGCAACACCGCCACGGCAACACCGCCCGTATGTGTGGATCAGGCAAATATCGCCACGTTTAACGGCGGCGTACCGTTGCATCAGGGGGTGTTCAAAGTACGTGTTTCTGCACCAGAGCTGGCCCCGGGAGCTCAGTACATAGCTTATTTCACTCACGCCTTCTGTGTCAGCGCCAACAGCAGCAAGTTTGCTGTGCGGCAGGTTCGTATCGGCGGCAATGGGGTCTCTGTGCAACTCAGAGATAGCGCTTCTACAGCTCTCGGCGCTGTCAGGGTAATTGTCGTGAATCCAACGAGTACCACTATGGCAGCCGGAAACATTGACATCGTAATCACATGCGTGGGGTAGAAAACATGGATGCATCACCTTTGCTGCATGCGCTCTGTGCCGTTTCCCTACAATGTATGTTCGGGGTTATGACCGGCAACTGGATTTCCGGTGCCTTCATAGGCTGCACCTGGTTTATCGCCCGGGAACATACCCAGGCGGAGTATCGCTGGATTGCCCAGTTTGGCGCAGGGAAGCGCGCCAACATGCCCTGGTGGGGAGGATTCGACTGGCGAGCCTGGAATCTGCCCAGTCTACTCGACTGGCTGATTCCGGTGCTGGCCTGCAGTGCCGTTTATTTTGTCTCCATCATCTGACTTCTGTCGTCGGCATTGATAGGCGTCACCGCATTGATCTGCACTACTTTTAAAACTACTGTATATAAAAACAGTATTAAAATCAGGAGTGGTTTTTTATGGAATTTTACACGCCAGCAGAATTGCGCGGTATTGTCGCGCTACCGCTTTACGGGAGTCTTGTCCAGTGCGGATTCCCATCCCCGGCGGCGGATTATATTGAACAGCGCATCGATTTAAACGAAATGCTGATCCAGCATCCCAGCGCAACATATTTTGTTAAAGCGGCGGGGGACTCAATGATCGAAGCGGGCATCAGTGACGGTGATCTGCTGGTAGTGGACAGTTCCAGAACGGCGGAACACGGCGATATTGTGATTGCTGCAGTGGGTGGTGAGTTTACCGTCAAGCGCCTCCAGTTGCGCCCGACGGTGCAGCTCAACCCGATGAACAGTGTCTACTCGCCGATCATGGTGGGTAGCGAGGACACGCTGGACATATTCGGCGTGGTGACTTACATCGTGAAAGCGACCAGTTGATATGTTCGCCCTGGTCGATGTGAATTCGTTTTATGCATCATGCGAAACGGTATTCAGGCCCGATCTAAAAGGGCGGCCCGTCGTCTCTCTTTCGAATAACGACGGGTGCGTTATTGCTCGCAGCGCTGAGGCCAAGCAAATTGGCATAAAAATGGGCGAGCCGTTTTTTAAACAGCGGGATTTATTCCGGCGTTATAACGTCGCCACTTTTTCCAGCAACTACGAACTGTATGCGGACATGTCGAACCGGGTGATGACTACGCTGGAGCTCATGTGTCCTCGCGTGGAAATTTACAGTATTGACGAGGCCTTTTGTGACCTTACAGGAGTGAGAAATTGCCGAAACCTGGAGGATTTTGGCCGGGAGATCCGCGCTACTGTTTTACGGAATACACATCTCACTGTAGGCGTTGGCATTGCGCAAACCAAAACCCTGGCGAAGCTCGCGAACCATGCTGCGAAGAAGTGGCAGCGGCAGACTGGTGGTGTTGTCGATTTATCAAATGTCGATCGCCAGCGCCGGCTGATGTCGCTGGTTCCCGTGGAAGATGTTTGGGGTGTTGGGCGGCGCATCAGCAAAAAACTGGCCGCCATGGGTATCACCAATGCATGTCACCTGGCGGATACATCAACCTGGGTAATCCGGAAACACTTTAATGTGGTGCTCGAGCGAACCGTGCTGGAGTTGCGCGGCGAACCCTGTCTGGAGCTGGAAGAGTTCGCACCGGCAAAACAGGAGATCGTCTGCTCACGTTCGTTCGGCGAACGGATTACGGAATATGAGCAAATGCATCAGGCGATTTGCAGCCATGCAGCACGCGCAGCGGAGAAACTGCGCGGTGAACATCAGTACTGCAGGTATATTTCTGCCTTCGTGAAAACCTCCCCATTCGCAATAAACGAACCGTATTACGGCAATAATGTGGCTGTGAAATTACTAACGCCAACCCAGGATACCCGTGACATCATCAATGCCGCCGTGCGCTGCCTGGATAACATATGGCGTAACGGCCACCGGTATCAGAAAGCGGGGGTAATGCTCGGTGATTTTTTCAGCCAGGGTGTCGCGCAGTTAAACCTGTTTGACGACGCGGCGCCACGTCGAAACAGCGAAAAGTTGATGGAGGTTCTGGATCAACTCAATGCGAAAGGCGGAAAGGGGACGCTGTTTTTTGCCGGGCAGGGAATACAGCAGCAGTGGCAGATGAAGCGGGATATGCTTTCGCCTCGTTACACAACAAGATTCTCCGATCTGCTGATCGTACGCTGATAACCAATTACAGCGAAACTATCGAGGACGCTGCCGCGCAGCAACTGCATAAACGAGAAACGTCGGCCATAAAAAAGCCCGCATCAGCGGGCTTCTTATCATTCGGGAGCCACGGCTCCTTTGCGTATCCTTTTTTGTCCCATCACCGTCTGGTCGGTGTCCTGCTGAGACTGCTAACTTCCTGTTATTGCTGGTGATGTCCTATCACCGTCCAATCATGATTGGTGGAGCTGGCGGGAGTTGAACCCGCGTCCGAAATTTCTACATCCTCGGTACTACATGCTTAGTCAGTCTTTACATTCGCACGCCAGCTGCGGACAGACACGCCACTAACGAACTAGCCTGATTAGTTTTAACACTTCAGCCCCAGGCAGGACATCCATGCGATCTCTTTTGGGTTTGACCTCTCTTTGATCCCCGTCTTAAGAGCGGAAGCTAGGGAGAGAGGGCTCTTAGCAGGTTATTAAGCTGCTAAAGCGTAGTTTTCGTCGTTTGCGACTATTTTTTTGCGGCTTTTTACGAGGCAAACCGCCCCTCGGCATGCACCTTGGGTTTCGCAAATCCCGTCGAATCCAGAATCAGCCCCAATAGTGTTACTGCAAGTATACCAGAATTATCAGCCCGGATACCAGTCCGGAACGCTAACTTATTGAATCGCTCAATAAGTCTCCGGAAATTAACGGCCTGCGTGCTTCATAATGCGCGCTTTATCGACCTGCCACTCGCGATCCTTGGCATCGTTACGTTTATCGTGCTGCTTCTTACCTTTCGCCACGCCGATTTTCACTTTGCACCAGGCGTTCTTCCAGTACAGCGACAGGGCGAGCACGGTATAACCTTCGCGATTGATTCGTCCGAAGAGGGAATCCAGCTCGCGCTTGTTCAGCAGCAGCTTACGGGTGCGGGTAGGATCGCAAACGTAGTGAGAAGAGGCGACTGTCAGCGGCTGAAAGTTTGCGCCAAACAGAAAAGCTTCGCCGTCTTTGAAGATCACGTAGCTGTCACCGATGTTGGCTTTTCCCGCACGCAGCGATTTAACTTCCCAGCCCTGCAGCGCAAGGCCAGCTTCGAATTCTTCTTCAATGAAATACTCGTGGCGGGCACGCTTGTTGAGCGCAATGGTTGCCGAGCCAGGTTTATGTGCTTTTTTCTTCGTCAT